TCAAGGGCACAGTGGCCGCTGGCGAAACAGCCGGTGAAGCTACTGCTGTTGGTGAAGCTGGCGCTGCTGGCGCGGCAGAGGGCGGAGGCGCAATCGCAACTCTACTTGCTCCCGAGATTGTGATTCCAGTGGTCCTCGCAGTCCTTACCGGACTCGGTATCTGGTGGCTCATTGACAAGATCAAGAACGATCCGGAGTGGGCTTCTTCGAAGTGGGAGGAGACAAAGAATTTCTGGGGCGGAGTTGGCTCGGGTATCGCAAGCGGCGCGAAGTGGGTTGGGAACGAAACAGTCGAAGCCTTCACAAAAGCCTCGGAAGGGTTGCGCCATCTCGCCTATCGCGATGGTTCAGGACAATCGATCGGATACGGCCATCAAATCCTTCCCGGCGAGAACTTCGCTGGCGGCGTCACCACGGCTCAGGCCGATGCGCTTTACAAGAGCGACATGGCGAAGGCGATGATGGTCGTCAATAAACTCACGGCTGGACTTGGCCTGAATTCAAACCAGACAGGCGCGCTCGCCGACTACCAGTACAACACTGGAGCGCTCGGCAACTCGCGCATCCTCGCGCTGATTCGCGCTGGCCGACTCGACGAAGCTGCAAAGGCGTTCGAGACCTCGCGCATCACATCGGGCGGTGTCTACAACCAGGGACTATTCAATCGCCGATTGGGCGAAGAGAAAATTTTCCGCACTGCGCCCAACGTCACGATGAATACTCAGATCGACGTGCATGGAACCAACGACGCACCCGGCACGGCGCGCGGAGTTCTGCGCGGCATGGGTGATGTGGCCAGCATCCTTGTCCGTCATGCAGTGGGGGTCCCAGCATGAGCCAGGTCGGACAAGTCACTATCATCCCGCGAGGTATTCAGTTCCAGCTCTCAGCATCGGCTCCGCTGAGCAATATCACGGCAGACGCCTACATCGAAGAGGTTGGGGAAGACACAGCACAGATCAGCGATCATCCGGTCGAGCAGGGTTCGGTGGTCTCTGACAACATCATCGATCTTCCGCAAGAGCTGACCATTGTTTACGGATGGGACCCCGCGAGTCCATTGAATAGTTCGCAGTCTCCGTCCTACCTCCGTGGAGTGTATGCCTCGCTCATCGCGCTCAAGCTTGCGAAAATACCTTTCACCGTCTACACCGGAAAGCGCGTTTACACGAACATGGTCTTTCGTTCAATCTCTCAGACCACGGACAAGGAAACCGAGAATTGCCTTATGATTCGCGCCGCGATCCGCGAACTCATCACGGTATCGACTTCGACATTTACCATCCCAGGCACAACCGGGCCGGCCTGGGCAGTGAATCCCAATCTTCTCAATGTTCGAAATCCCGGTGTCACGATGGCCACATTGAAGAACGGGCAGAAGTCTCTTACTCAGGTTCAGCTCACGCCAGCACAAGAGAACCTTCTACTTTCCAACCCATTCAGCGGAGCAAAGAATAATCCCAACTTCCCATGAGCGCATTGGTCACATCTCCGAGCATCAACTCCTACACGATCCCACTGGTCGCGCAGAACCAGACCCTCACAATCACGCTCGGCGGCGTCAACTACTCCATGCGCGTTTACTGGTGCAACCCATCACAGACCTGGAACTTCGATCTATACGACCAGTCAGGAACCCTTATCCTCGGTGGAGTTCCGATGGTGACTGGATGCAACCTGCTTCGCCAGTTCGCATACCTGGGGATCGGCGGTTCGCTGGTCGTCCTGAGTAACGGACAAGATCCGCTCGCCGCGCCCACGCTCACAAACCTCGGCACTGACGCGCAGCTTATGTATGTGGTGACGACATGATTCGCCTTCTGTTTCTACTTATCTGCGCTCATGCGCTGTGCGATTACCCGCTTCAAGGTGATTTTCTCTCGCGTGGAAAGAATCGGTTTGCTCCATTGCCAGGAATCCCTTGGTATCAATGTCTCGCTGCCCACGCCGCGATTCATGCTGGCGCAGTGCTTCTAATTACAGGTAGCCCTTGGCTGGCATTCATTGAATTCAACATGCATTGCATAATTGACGACGCGAAGTGCGCTGGACGCTTTGGGTTCAATGTTGACCAATTCCTTCACGTTGTCTGCAAGGTGGCTTGGGTTGCAATTATTTGGTGGGGCATTGCATGAGTACGCCAGGTCTACAGCTCGGTCGCATCTGCCAGCTTCTGGTGAGCAAGTCTCCGCTGGGTGGGGATACCACAGGCCGCGACCTTAGCCAGTTGCAATTCAGCTTCTCGGTGCGAGCGGCCGATACTGAAACTCCGAACACGATGGTCGTTCGCATCTACAATCTCTCTCCGCAGACTGAGACTGAGATCGTTCAGCAGTACACGGAGGTCGCGTTGCTGGCGGGTTATCAGGGCACCGGCCTCTCCGTCATCTTCACTGGATCGATCAAGATGTTTCGCAAGGGCAAGGAGAATGCGACTGACAAATTCCTAGAGATCAGCGCGAGTGATGGCGACCTTGGATACTCCTACGGCTTCCTGAATTCGACATTGGGCACCGGTGCGAGCCAGGTGAATGCGCTTCAGGCCGCAGCCCAAGCGATGCAGACCACGTTGACGCAGACAGCAAACAGCACAGTGGGCACCGGAGGCATCGTCTTCCCTCGCGGTAAGGTCCTCTTCGGGTTGGCCAGAGTTCACATGCGCACCATCGCAGACACGATCAAGGCTCGCTGGTCAATTCAGAATGGCGCTGTGACGGTGATCCCGGTGACGAGCTATCTTCCCGGCACAGTGGTAAAGCTAAATTCTGGAACAGGGATGATAAACATTCCCGAATCCACGCCGAACGGGATCGAGGTCGATTGCCTCTTGAATCCTCTTCTTCAGATCGGTGGACAGGTCGAGATCGACAGCAACGATATTGTCGCGATGCTCAACACTCAGGCGGGAGAACAGGCCGGGGAGGGAATCAACTTCCCGAGCTACACCTCGCACATCTTTCCGGCGACCATTCAGCCGGGCCAGGGCATCTACCGAATCATTGTGGCCGAACATCAGGGAGACACTCGCGGGAACGATTGGACGACACACCTCACATGCCTCGCCATCGATCCGAGCAGCCCTCTGGGAACCTCAGTATCGGCTTCAGGGTGAGAATCTCGCTGTAGGAGCTTTGCACGACGCGCAAATTACATCGGAGGACAGGTGGACCAACGCGAAAGGATAAACGATTTCGAAGAAGCTATCCGGCTCACCATCCGGGCTGCGCTTCTTGAGGTTCAAACGAATCTGCCATGCGAGATTGTGTCCATCACAGACGGCGGTATGACAGTGACCGTGCAGCCTTTGATTCGCGCGCTTCTGCCAGAGACAATTCCTCCCGCGATCCTGGCCGGAATAGCCAACATCATCACCGATGCGCAGGGCAATAATTGGGTGAACCTGCCTCCGCTCATTCACTGCCCGATCATCTTTCTGTGCGGAGGAGATTGGGTCCTCACCTTCCCGATTGCCATTGGCGATGAGGCTCTCGTGATCTTCAGCTCGCGCGCCATCGATAACTGGTGGCAGAACGGCGGGATTCAGAATCCAATCGAGCTGCGCGCTCACTCTCTCGACGATGGCTTTGTTCTGGTGGGCCCCAAGTCCATGCCGAACGCGATCTCGGACATCAGCGCAGCCGGGCCGGAGTTGCGGTCACTGGACGGATTGACGAAGATTGGACTCTCAACCACTGGCGGCGGGACATGCAGCATCACAGCTCCCAACGGCCTATGGGTGAACGGCGTGAAGGTGGTTGTTCCATAAGGTGGTTGCGTTTCACGATGAAGAGGAGGATGATCGTGCCAACTATAAATGTGAAATATAGTTGCTCAGGCTGTGGACTCTATCGCGTTTCTCTGACAGTACAAGCTCGCCAACAGGAACCGATTATCGATTGGATTACGACTGTTGGATTCAGAATCGGAGAAGATCATTCTCGCAGAAGCCCTCATTGTGTATCTCGCGTGGGCGAACTCATGATTCCGATTACAGGTGCTGAAGTTCTCGGCGGCGCGGCGATGAACTAGCTTTCCGAATTTCGGAAAGTTGAGAGTCACGGTAAGATAAGCCCATGCGTGTGCGCGCTCTATCTCCGACCGGTGATTATACTTTTGGGCAGAACGGGCAGAACTATCTAGTCAACTCGCGCGCGGCTGTAGCCCAGGCCATCTACTGCGCGCTCCGCCTATTCATGGGTTCATGGTTTCTCGATCTCACGCAAGGCGTTCCCTGGCTGCAACAGATTCTCGCTCCGGGCGCTGGTGGGCCGACGCAGGGCGTACAGAGCGCGACTGGCAAGGCGAACCAGTTTACCTACGATCAAATCCTTCAGCAAGCAATCGCCAACGTGCAAGGCGTCACCGCAAGCACTTCCTATTCCAGCTCACTTCAGAACCGCAATTTGATTGTCACGGCCTCCGTCGACACGCTCTATGGATCAGTGGCCGGTGCGTGGACTGTTCCAACCGGTCCCACTCCAACACCGTCGCCAGCGCCAGGACCAACTATGCAAATTTTCATGGGACCTTGGAATTCAACCATCCTCTACTCGAATGGTCAGGTTGTGACCTATGGCGGGGCATCGTACATGGCCACAACCTCCAACACCGGGCAGACGCCGGGAAGCAGCTCGTCATGGAATCTACTGAGCAGCGATGCCACAGTTACGATCACGACGATTGCGCTCGCTCCCGGCGCTCCCGGAAACTTTACCGTGGCGCATGGACTCGGTGTAGTGCCGAACTCGGTGACAGTCGAGATGACGAGCGGCGGTCAAATCTGGTTCCAGAATCCTCCCTATGACGGGAATAATCTCTACCTGGTCGCATCCGATTCAGGCATCACCGGCAACGCGAAATGCCTCGTTGCAACTTGAGGCGCAAGATAGGATTGAACTGTGGCCACTTACCCGCTCTCGACTCTCGGTTGCACCATCACACCCAACGGGATCACCTCACCCGCGCTCGAAGACATCATCAACAGTCTCATCGCGAGCGCACAGACGATCTTCGGGGCGGACATCTATCTCGCGGTAAGCACTCAGGATTATCAAGACATCGGCATTCGCGCCCAGGCGCAATACGATACGAACATGGCGATCATCGCCGCCTACAATTCTTTCAGTCCAACCTCTGCAACCGGCGCGGCGCTTTCGAGCAACGTCGCAATCAATGGGATTCAGCGCCAGCCCTCGACCAACAGCACAACGGTTGTGGCGATCGACGGCGTTCCGGGCACGACGATCCCGGCGAACTTCAATCAGGTAATGGACCCGAACCAAAACATCTGGACAATCCCTCCGGGCACGGTCATCCCAGGCTCCGGTGTGATTGCCGTGACGGCGACTTGCACGGTTCCAGGCCCGATCACCGCAGCTCCGGGCACATGGTCAATCTTCACTCAGGTAATCGGCTGGCAGTCAGTGACGAACACGACGACCGCGACCCCAGGCGCCGCAGTCGAGACGGACGCGGAAATTCGCGATACGCAGATCAATGCGACCTCGCTTCCATCTCAGACCAGGTTGACGGCAATCGCGGCAGCAATCGCCGAGGTGTCAGGCGTAACGCGCTCGCAAATTTACGAGAACCAGACGGCCTCGACCGATAGCAATGGGATTCCAAGCCATTCAATCGCGGTAGTGGTTGCGGGTGGAGATGCGCAGACCATCGCGAACACGATCGAGGCGAAGAAGTCGGAGGGAACCGGAACATGCACAGGCGTCTCCGGCGCTACTACTGAAACGGTCACCGATCCTGCAGGTCTGCTCGTTCAAATCAGTTTCTTCCCACTGGTCAGTGTCCCGATCTTCGTGGGCGTGACCATCACACCGCTCGCTGGCTATGTGGCCAGCACCGGCGACGCGCTCATCGCAGCGATTGTTGACTTTCTCAATGCCTCACCCATCGGCGGCGTGAATGGACCTGGTGGGTACGTCTACCTGAATCAGCTCCTCGGTGTGGCTAGCTTACAGAACAGCGCACTCGGAGATACCTTCGTCATCACCTTATTCAAGATCGGACTTTCTGCGATCACTCTGGGAACGTCCGACATTGCTATCACATTCAAACAGGCCGCAACCTGCGTGACTGGAAATGTTTCCCTAGTTGTCACCTAGAGGAGTAGATTTGATGATTGTCTACGCTATCCATCACCGTGAGAGTGGTAAGAAATATATCGGCATTACAAGAGGTTTACTCAGTAAGCGAATTCAAGAGCACCTGCGCCAGCGCACGATGCTTATATCTCGCGCACTCCGCGCATATGGACTAGATGCTTTTGATATTGACGTGATCGATACGGCTATTTGCTGGGATGATCTTTGTGCAAAAGAAGTCTATTGGATCGCGAAGCTCAATTCTATTTCACCAAACGGCTATAATCTTTCAGCCGGAGGCGAAGGCATTCTAGATTCAACCGGAGACATCTCGCGAAGGAGAATTTCTACCCGTAAACGCAATGGAAATCCTTGGATTTCTGAAGAACAGAAAGCAAGGATAGCTATTTCTAAATTAGGAACCAAAGCATCTCCCGAACACCGAGCCTCCCTTACTGCATCGCTCATGGGTAATCAGCGTCGTAAAGGTACTCATCATTCGGAGGCAACACGAGAAAGAATTAGTATTGCGGTAAGCGCGGCGAAGATCGGTCATCGTCGGTCTCTAGAAACGATGGCTAAAATAAGGGCTACTCGCGCCAAGCATTTATCTGAAAGAGAGGCACGCAATGGCTAGCCTCTCGGACTACATAAACCTGATCCCCGGAGAAAATAGATCACAGCCGAACTTTGCGGCATGGCTCGCGGCGAAGGTGCAGGGCGATGTAGACAATCAGAACTTACTCGCGACCTTCCCCGCTCTGTTCAATCCGCAGACCGCGGTAGGTCAGCAACAAGACATGGTGGGCGAGTGGGTGGGGATCTCGCGCTACCTTCCTGTTCCGCTTGTTGGAGTCTATTTCGCTTGGGGAACTGATGGAGTCGGATGGGGCGAGGGAACATGGCTCGGGCCTGGCGATAATCCGGACGGCTTGACAGTTCTACCCGATGACATCTTCCGAACTCTAATGCTCGCGCAGATCGCCGCGAATAATTGGGACGGAACGATACCAGGAGCCTACGCAGTTTGGGCGGACGCCTTCGGCCCAGGTGCGATTCTGATTCAAGACAACATGGACATGACGATCACGATTGTCTGGTTGGGCTCGCAGGATGCAGTAACATTGGCATTGTTAGCCATAGGTCTATTCGGCTTGCGGCCGGCTGGCGTGAGAATTACCGGATACAACTTGCCGAGTGTGGCCGGGGCTCCGGTGTTTGGATGGGGAATTCAGAATGCAGCAATCCAAGGCTGGGGAACCGGTGCTTGGATTACACCACTCTAGAGGTGAAGTATGGCAGGGACAACTGATTATTTGCCAGTCGCGACGGGCGGCGGCGCGAACGTAGATTCACAAGCAAACTTCGCGGGATCGAGCTACCAGATCAACGGGTTTGCGAACGGCATCGCGCAGCCATACCAGGCGAACAAGATTTGGCGGCAGTCGAGCATGGTCGCCGCAGCACTTACGCAGTTTATCGCGACCGCGCTCAATATCAATGTTCCCGATGACGGCAACCTCACAAACCTCATCGCATGGATCGGAAACGTCTTCGCCCCCGCTGGAACCCAGGCGAATAATGGAAGTCTCACCTTGCCGGGCGGACTCATCCTGAAGTGGGGAACCTCTGCAGCTCTGAGTGGTGGCAATACTGGAAACGTCTCCGTGTCATTCGGAACTCCCTTCCCAAATAACTGTTTCAACGTGCAAGCCACCCCGGACAATATCGGCAGCAGCAGTGGGTGGGCTGTCGTCACGCTCTATGCAATCAGCGCATCCGCGTCTGGATTCACGCTGCATTGGGATATGGCCAACACCGGCGCAAGCATCTCGAACACGGTGCATGGCATGTGGTTTGCAATCGGAAACTAGAGGTCGCATGAAGAAAATCATCCCAATTCTCTTTTTGCTGTCTGCTGTATCACTGCTGATTGCCCAGCAACCGCAGACCCAAACTGCGCCGATCTCCGCGATCAATGCAAAATACGCGAACGGTGTCGCTCCGGGCTACGCGCCCACAGCTGGCTCTGGACTCATCTTGAATCTCGGCGGTGGAACGGCGAACTGTGCAGGTACAGTTGTGCAGTACGCAGCATCCACCTTGACGATGTCGGCCAGCACGACCAATTATGTCTATCTCAATCTGGCGGGTAGCTGCGCTCCGGCTGTGAAGACAACAGCATTCACCATTTCGGACTTGGCGATTGCAGTGGTGGTGACGTCAGGTTATGGAATCATACAGATCACCGATGACCGCACGATGTTTACCACTGGACCATCCGGCACAGTCACATCAGTCACCGGAACTGGTCCAATTCAGTCGACCGGAGGGACGACACCGAATCTCTCGATGCATGTCGCAGACGCATCGGACAACGGTTATCTTTCCTCAGCGGATTGGACGACATTCAGTAATAAGGTTTCCATCTCTCAACTGTCTGCCTATGCGCCTTTGGCCGGAGCGACATTCACTGGTGCAGTCTCCGCAACATCGCTCACGGCAACCGGATTGACAGTGGGCAACTGTGTTCAGGTAACGACCGGAGGACTCCTCACGACCTCAGCGGGTCCTTGTGGAACTTCGAGTGGAACCGTGACCGTGACTGGCTCGCCTACCTCCGGACAGATTTCAGCCTTCAGTGGTGCTACCTCGATCACAAACGCCAGCGCCGCCCAGATTGTCTCAGCCATCGGTTCGACGGCAGTAGCGAACGCGACCCTAGCGGCTACAGCATCGGCTGTGGCCGCTGCAAATATCACCGGGACGACACTTGCCTCCAATGTGGTTTCTTCGAGCCTTACTTCGGCGGCTGGTGGAAGCTTCGGGACCGGCGCTTATGCGGCAGCGTATGTCCTTCCCTCGACTGTAGTGTTTGGACCAGGTAGCGGAGCGACGGCGAATAATCTCGCTTGCATGAATAACACGGCTGGCACCTTGATCGCAGATTGCGGAATTGCGAAGAGTGCAGTCGTGTTGAGCAGCGTGACGACACTTTCATTCTTGACGACAGCGGCGGGAGGTACGTTCGGGACAGCGGCCTTCACAGCAACCACGGCCTATGATGCGGCTGGTGCAGCAGCAACCGCGCAGAGTAATGCCGAGACCTACGCATCGAACGCGAGCAACATCTCTTCAGGGACAATCGGTTATTCCTACTTGCCAACTGGAACGAGTTCGAGTCATATCCCATCGGGCGGTGTCATCACGGCGGCTGGACCGATTGGAAGCGCAACGGCGATCCCGGTCATCACTTACAATGCGGCTGGTCAGCTCACGACTGTTACCACGGCCACTCCCACGGTGAGTTCAATCAACGGAGTTAGTTATGGTTCGAGCCCAGCTACCAACACGGTTCCGGTGGTTACGGCCTCGAACACTGTGACCTATGAATCGATCCCGAATGCGGCGCTCGCAAATTCATCCACAACAGTAAATGGACAACCTTGTTCCCTGGGAGGGATCTGCACGATCTCGGCATCGGCAGGATCAATCACGGTAGGAACGACGACCATCGCAAGTGGAACGAATACCTACATTGAATATGACAACTCCGGTGTACTCGGTGAGATTGGGACCTACGGGAGCGGATCTGTATTGCTAGGAAGCAGTCCAGTAGGAAGCGCGGCTTACCAGAATACGTCTTACTTCAGCCCAGCAGCCGGTAGCACCAGCCTGACAACGCTGGGTACGATCACGACCGGCGTATGGAACGGCACCGCACTGACTTCGACCTACCTTCCCGCTGCGACGGTCTA